GCCTGCGTTCTCGACGCACGCCGCCACCTCCTCCTGGATCATGTTCGCCCAGTCGGCGTCCACGATGGTCCCAGGAGTCGGGCCGGAAGGGTCCGCAAAGTATTGGTCCGGGTTCGGCCCCACGACGCGACCCGCAGGGTTGTAAGTCGCGGAACTGCTTGCGTTATCTACACGGTAGGCCACGTGCCCCTCCTAGACCGTCGCGAAGTACACCCACGTGTGGGCCGGCTTGATCTCGCTGATGAGCGCTTCCAACGCAGCGTTGGTTGGCGCCGGGTACTCGATCAGAAACGAGTGCGGCTGCGCGTACCCGCCGCCGATCGGATCGCCACACCGGCCGAGGCCCGTGCGGAACGCCGGGTAGCCGCTCGCCGGCTCGGTTAGCGTCACGGTCCCCGGCGCGTAGCCAAACGCCTCGCAGACGCCCACGAGGTACGCAGGCGAGGATCCCCCGAACGAGCGAAACTTCGCCGCGCATCTGGCCTGCCGCTCCGCGAGCGTGTCCCCCGGATCCGCCACGAGGCCGAGCATCGTCTCCCACCGGGCGATCGTCTCGGAGGCTGTCGAGGGGTAGTACTCATCGAGGATGTCGAGCCCGCGCTGGTCCACCCGCGCCAGCTCTGCCCCGAGCGCCGAGAGGAGCGCGTCGAGCACAGCCCACCCGCGCCGATAGAGGCCGACCACGGAGGGCGGGAGCAGGCGTCGGAGAGCCTCTGCCCAGTGCAGGGCGGTCGGCGGATTCGGTGCGCCCATCCTCGCCTCCTACGCCCAGGCGATCGCGCCGACGGTCCGGATCTGCCCGGCCGTCGCCGCGACGTCCCCCGGCGGGTTCGTGATGTCGGCCACGTCGCCGAGCGGTAGTACGCTTTGCGCCGCCGCGATCATCTGCTCGCGGTAGATCGTGTAGGCCGAGCCCGGATCCTGAAGGCGCGCGAACACGTCATGGAGTGCGGCCTGCACCGCCGTCCGGTAGGCCGCCGGAACCCCGGCGATCGTGAACGCCTGGCTCGACTCCGTCAGCGTCCTCACCGTCGCTGCGGCCGTCACGGGCCGGCGTGCGTCGTGCCCGTAGACGTCCGTATCGTCGATGTAGTCCTGCACGGCCGCGATCTGCGTCGCATCCGGGATGACATCCCCGCCGAGCGCATACCCCTCTTCGAGTGTGAACCACACGTACACGATGTTATCCGACGGATGCGTGACCGCGACCTGGTCGACGTGCGTCTGGCTCGCCCGGACCCATGCGTGGTAGTCGGCCTCGGCCCCGCCCTGGGGCATCGTCCCCATGCGGTCCTCGATTCGCTCTGCCTGGTCCTCCGCCGACTCCTCGTCGAGCCCGCCGGTGAGCCCGCCGGCCGCCACGACGGCCGTGGAGACGAGGCCGGCGACGGGCGTGCTCACGGTCAGCTCGACCGCCGCCGCGGCGTTGCCGTCGTCACCTACCTCCGAGGCCGTCACGGGGAGGTCGACCGTCCCGCCTATGCCGACCGTCCCGCCCGGAGCGTCGACCGTATAGAGGACGCCGTCGGCCCGGGAAAGCTCCGTCCCGGTCGCGATCGCCGTCCCGGACGCGCCGGTGAACGTGACGTCCCCGGCGGCATACGCCTCGGCGATCGGCGGGACGTTGACCAGCTCGCCCCAGCGCCGGACGTTGATTTCGGCTGCGAGCCGCGGGAACGCCTGCTTGGCGAGCCACCGGAGGCGCCCCTGCAACAGGTACGCCACCCCGGCGATGGCGTAGGGGAACGGGTACAGGAGCGAACGCGCGAGTCGAGCGAACCCGAGCCCCGCTGCGTCGAAGTCGGCGCGGACCCGTTCGAGGATGGTCGCAAACAGGTCGTATTCAAACCCGGTGTCGGCGTCACTCGGCATCGGCAAACGCCCTCCACGCGGACCACAGGTCCGGGAACACGAGCGGCTGGCCGTCGACCGTCACGGTCATCCGGAGCCCGCCGCGCGAGGTCTCCGCGCTCGGGTCGACTACCTCCACGGCGACGTCCACGGCGTTGGCGATCCCATCGGAGACGAGACCCTGAAGCGCCTCTCGCGCCACAGACTCCGCCGCGGCCGCGGTCTGCTGCGAGGCCCGCCCGCCGGCGAGCACGACCCAGAGGCGGGAGCCGAGCGGGGCCCGGCCGACCGGCGCGTAGTAGTCGCCGGCCCATCCCCGCGGGTCTTCGTCCCCGAGCGGGTCCCCGTCCGAATCGAGGGCCCGCGCGTCGGTGAATAGCTGCGCGAGGATCGCCTGGTGCAGCATGGGCAGGACAGCCTCGGCTGCGTCGACGGTCGGCTGCGCGAGGAACCCCCACAGCTCGTCCGAGAGGACCGACGCCGCCGGCGTGACGTAGTCGGCCGTGTCCGCCGCCGGGTCCACGGGATCCCCGAGCGCAGACTCCGCTGTCGCAGGCGCCGTCACGCGGTAGACCGCGTCCGGGGTGTGCGCCGTCGTCGTGAGCCGCACCGTGCGGTCGCCGTCGTGCTCCGCGGCAGAGACCGTCACGGGGTCCCCGCCGATGACGGACGCGATCGCCCACTCCGAGGCCGTCTCGACGGTCCCGGAGGACATCGCCTGGTCGAACTCGACGAGTACCGTCCGGAGGTCCGGGCATGAGGCAGAGAGCACCTGGGGCGGGACGCCCTGCCACTCATACGCACCGATGTCGGGCCCGGAGCCTACCGGCCGCGGGTCGCCGGCCGTGTCGTCTGTCGCCCCGACGTCAGTCCCGGCGTCCCGCAGCGGGCTCCCGGGCCCCGGGTGGTAGTCGCCGCCGCCGACGAACAGCGGAGCGCCGGCGACGCTGTGCGCGCCCCATGTCCCGCCGCCGCCCCCGATCGTGTAGGGCGAGCCGTTGCCGTCGGTGTGCGCGTAGTCGACGCTGCATCCGGCATGATTGAGGTAGAACCCCGACCCGCCGCAGTCGACGGCGGAGCAGTCCCGGACCGCGCAGGCCGCGTCGAGGTAGTATCCGTGCGACGTGGTGCCGTCGACCGTCGCGTGCGAGAGGGCCCCGCCGCCCGGCCGGATCCCGCGGTTGTGGGCCCCGGCGACGAGGATGTTCTCGATGTTGTGCCCGGTCGTCGTCCCGAGCTCGATCGCGTATCCGGCCGGGCACGTCCCGAGGAACCGCAGCCGCCGGAGCGTCGCCCCCGTCGGCGCGGTCGACTGGATCCCGTTCGAGTATGTGCCGGAAAACGAACAATCCTCGACGGTTGCGTTGCTCGCGTTGAGCTGTACACACTCCTTGGCGGCATTGCCGACGATGTCGAGGTCGGCAATCGTCGCCGCGGCGTGCACCCGGATCGTGTCCTGCGCGACTCCGGATCCGTCGACCGTGACCGAGCCCCCGTCGCCGGGGAACGCGCGGAGCGCGGCGCAGGCGACGTAGAGGTTGCCCTCGGAGTAAGTCCCCGCCCGGACGTGCACCTCGTCGAGCGCCCCTGCGGCGGCGAGCGCGGCGGCGATCGTGAGGTGGTCGTCCGGCACGACGATCGTGGCCATCCTACGTCGCCCCCGTCACGATGCCGCCGGCCACCGTGATCGTGTGGCCGTCGCCCATCGGGTAGGTCCCGGTGAGGCCGTCCCCGCTGCGGACCGTGCCTCCCTCCACCTGTCCGGTCGCTGCGACGCCTCCCGTCACCTCGAGGTCGCCGGTTACGTCGACCCCGTACGGCGCGGCGATGGCGATGCCCACGCCCGGCCGGAGTCGGATCCGCTGCTGCGTCGTCGGCGTCCCGAGCGCGGGCCCAAGGTCCCACAGGTCCACCTCGCCCTCGTCCCGACCGGTCGGCCGGGCGCGGATGTCCCAGAGGAGGACCGCCACCTCATGCTCCGCTGCCGCACCGACCCGCAGGACGACCGCCTCCGCCCCAGCGACCGGCCGGACACCCAGGCCGAGCGCGCCGGGCGCCCGCACGTCGTCGCTCGGAGGGTCGCCGCGCCGCGTGGTCACCTGGTAGAGCGGCACTCGCAGCGAGTCGTCTACGAGCCGGACGACGCCACGCAGCACGAGCGAGGCGACCGCGGATGCGAGCGGCTCGACGAACCGGGCGCCGAATTCGCGCAGCACGCTCATCGTGCGGCCTCCCCGGAGATCGCGGCCATGTAGTCGGCGATGTCCCGGTACAGCCCGCTGGAGACAGGAGGGCGGCGCGGTCCCCGGGGCCGGCGCGTCTCCGGCGTGAGCTCTCGCTGGTATCCCTCGACGGGCCCGACCGTGAGCTCCGTCGTCTGCGCGGTCGCCGTCTGCCGCATCGTCACCGCTGCGATGAGGATCTCCTGGTCGATGCCGAGCCAGGCGTCACGGATCTGCACTCGAAGGTTCGGCTCCCACGGCGCGCCGCTCAGACGCTGCCGGAGGCCCTGGACCGTGTACCGAGCGCGCATCGACTGCCCGGCGCGGCGCGCCGCCTCGAACCGCGCGTGCGCGAGGCACTGGGCATCGTCGAGCCCGCGGCGCGGATCGATGTGCAGCACGCGGGTCCTCGTCTGCCATGCGTCGACCGCCGAACCGTACGCCTCGGCCGGCGGGGCGCCCGCATCCCGATCGTCTCCCGCCCGTTGCCCGCGGCAGATATACTCGGAGAACCGCTGGGTTGTGTCGATGTTGGCATCGCACGAGAGGACGTTTGCCCCCTCCTGCCCGCCCACGATCGCCGTCTCGGCATGTGCGCCCCCGACGGTCGCGAGCACGAGCTGCCCGTCGCCGTCGTCCGTGGCGAACAACCCGCCGCCCGCCAAGAGCCGGTCGAGCGCCACGGCTACGGATTCGCTCGCCTCCGTGCGGAACCTCGGGACGCGGGCCGAGTCGGACGCGCCCTCCGCGAGGACGACGTCCACGCCGTGGGGCGCGCAGAGCGCCCGGGCAATCTCCGTCCGGGTCCGGTCGCAAAACACGAACCGCTCCGTAGGGTCCGAGTGCATGACGTCGACGGTCCGGGAGTAGACCGTCAGGCTCATGTGCCAGCCGGAGGCGCTATACCCGCAGGCGAGCCCGCAGACCCACCCGCGGAGAACGCGGTCCCGACGCCCGCTCCCGGTCTCGTCCCGCAGCCACAACTCCGCCTCGGAGTCCGGCGGCACGGATATCCGCGTCGGGGCCCCGTCGTCCAGCGGCCGAGAGAGCGCGAGGGTCGCTGTCCGGCAGGGCGAGTCGAGCGCTGCGGACACCTCGGCCTCGGTCCACCCCACGTAGGGGTGCCCGCCGATCCGCAGCTCGAACGTGTCCCGAACCTGCGCCATGCTCACTCCGACAGCACAGTCAGTGCCCCGGAGAGGAACGCTGGATGCTCCGCGTCGTTGAGCGCCGCCACCTCATCCGCCCTGGACGGGTCTCCGTAGAGCCGCCACGCGAGCGAGAGCACGTCCGTCGTCTCCACGAGGTCGAGCTGCCGCCGCCGGGCGAGGTCGGTCATGCGCTCGTCGAGGTCCGCGATCACCGCTGCCCGCAGCGAGAGCGCCGGGCCCGCGAACGACTGGTCCACTGTTGCCTCGGCGAGGAGGCGCCCTTCGAGCTCGTCCCGCGCGGCCGCAGCGTCATCCCAGATCGCCCACTCCGTCTCGGCGCAGACCGTGGCCGCGCGGGCGAGGGCGCAGCGCTCGGAGAGGCGCGCGAAAGCGAGCGCGTTGTCCTGCGCGACCTGCTCCTCGTCCGAGTCGGCGGCGTCCGGCTCCTCTGTCGGCGCGGCGCCGTAGTAGGGCGCGAGCCCGCGGAGCGAGTCGAACTCGGCGTAGACGTCCACGAGGAGGGCCGCCAGCTCGGTCGCCGCGATGCTCGGCACGTCCCCGAGCCCGGCAACGAGGGCTGCGACGACGCCCGAGCGCCCCTCGACCCGGGCCGCCCACGCGCGCAGGGTGAACTGCGCCTGGCCCACGACGTACGACGTCTCCGAGACAGCCGACCACGCCGCGGCGAACGCCGCACTCGCGGCCGACTCCACCTCGCCGGCCCGGACATCCACGACGTCGAGTGCGATCGTGTTCGGCGCCGGGTAGCTCGGGTCGCCGGACTCAACGAAACTGATTGAGACCCTGGTTAGCCCGCCCTCCTGGCGGGACTGGACGATCTCGCCGGATCGGGCGATCCCCCAGAGCCGGCCGTACCACGGGTGCACGAGCTCGCCTGGCCCGGGCTGCGCGAGCGCCGAGAACAGCACGGCGGCGTCCTGGTCGTGGTCGGGCCCGATGAGGATGGCATCGATCTGGCATCGCGTCGGGGCCCGGCTCGCGTCCTCTGCGTAGTGGGCCTCAGCGCCGGGGAACACATGGTCCTCGCCCTCTCGACCGGTGGAGAGCGTGACGCGGTCCACGATCTGGAAGGGCACGCCGCGCCAAGAGCCCGGGAGTAGGCGGTCCGTCCAAGCCATCACCGGCCTCCCGAGATCCGGGCGCCGACGGGGGCGTCCACCGTGACCCGGGTCGGGCCCGTCGAGGAGACGCGCGTCACGTCCACGCGGTCGTCACGGACGGAGACGCG